ATGGCAAGTATATCGTTAACAAATAATACGATTTATGCACAAAACATTAATAACTTCGCTGGTGAATTGTTTAAAGTTGGTGGTCAAAGAACACCTTTACTATCCGCAGTTGGCGGTTTAAATGGTGGAAGAGCAATCAATTCTACATATTGGCAAGTCCAAGTAGAAGACAATGCTAAGATTTCCACTGAGCCAACTAAAGGTCAAGAAGGTTCTACACCTACAGAATTTCTTGGAAGAGACAGGGCTGCATATACCTATGTAACACAAATCTTTCACAAGGGTGTACAAATGACATATACCGCTTTAGCATCTACCGGAAACCAAAATCCTCTAGACTTATCTGCAAATATTGTTAACTCATCTAATGGAGATGGAACAACAACTGCAGCAGATAAACTAGCATTTTTTGGTGGTAGTCCAGTGGCAGATGAATTTGCATTGCAAATGGAAAAAACAATGGAAAAAATAGCAAGAGAAGTTGAGTGGTTTTGCTTCAACGGTTCTTTCTCAGATGGTGCTAATACCACACCAGGTGATGGAACTAGAGAAATGTACGGTCTTGACGTATGGATTACAATCGGCAAGAACGCTAGCAACTCAGCAGCAGTTAACCCATTAGGCGGTAACTGTTTCTACAATGACACAAACGGAGATGGTTCTGGTTCAACACAAGTTCTTTCTTTCGCAACTATTTCAGGTGCGTTAAAGAGAATGTATGATAACCATGCACCAATGAATCAACCTGTGTTAGCTGTTACTCCAAAACAATTACTAGACCTTAACAATGAACTTGTTAAAGGAACAGTTGATATTGCAGGAGCAATTATTCCTAGAGATAGAAATATTGCAGGTGTTGATATTGATACAATAGTTACACCATTCGGTTCAATCGGAATGATGATTATTGACCCTGATATTATGCCTGATAACACTGCATTCATCTTAGACTTAGCACACATAAACCCAGTGTTTACCAATATCCCAGGATTTGGAACTGTGTTTGTTCGTGATATTGACCAAGATGCAAACGCTAGAATTGGAAAAGCTGTTTATATGGAGATGGGATTCGAGTTCGGACCTCCTTCATATCACTGCAAAATTCAAGCAGTAAGTTAATAAAAAAGCATTGAAGATTAGGGTGGAACTCCACCTCCACCCTTTTCTTCTGCTATAGTGAGGAAGATATGATTAAATCAAAATTAGCATTAATAGATATATCATCAGATAATAGTAATTCATTAGGAGTATCAACTGACGGAATGTTACTTTGTGGTGTTCAATTTCCTGCAGCAATGACAGGTTCAAACATTACATTTGATTTTTCTTTTGACAATTTAGCTTATGTGGATGTCAAAGAAACAGATGGAACAGAGACTTCAGTAACTGTCTCAACAGGTGATTTAGTTAGGCTTGACCCAAGTGGTTTTGCTTTTGCAAGTAATGGATTTTTAAGAGTTACATCTGACGGTAATGAAGCTGCAGACAGACAAATAATTCTACATTTCAGACATAGTTAGGAGAACCAATGGCTAATATTGGTAATCTCGTAGATAGAACCTTTAGAGAGTATCTTGAACCTATGGATGATTTAGTAAGTTATACAACATTATCCACAGGAGTAAATGATTCAATTACAAGTATTGTATTTGATGGAGACTTGTTATCTGTTGAAGAAGAAGATGCTTTAGATAAAGGCACAATAATAGAAATAAATCAGGAACTTATGATATGTACTGATTTAAATGCTGTTACAAATACAATAACTGTAAAAAGAGGAATGAAAGGAACAACAGCAACAGCACATACAGCAGGTGATTTAATAAAAATATCTCCACCTTTTCCTAGAAAAAATGTTTTTGATGCTGTGTGTGACCAAATAAAAAATTTATATCCTACATTATTCGCAGTAGAAACTAAATCAGTTACTGCTAAAACAGGATATATTCCTATGGATGGAGCTAATGATAATTATATAGTTGCACCTATAAGTGCTATATCACAAATGACAGACTTTGCTGCAGGTTCTGATGAGACAGGAATAGTTTATCAAGGTGTGGCTGTAGAACTAGTAGATTTACCTAACCCATTTACTTATAGAGATTCTGATGGTGTTTCTCAAACAATTACATATAGTAATAATGGACCTAATAAAGTAAATGCTTTGCAAGTATATGGAGTTTCATCTGGACATACTGTTTTTGTTACTTTTAAAAAGAAATTTATAGAGCCAACTGCAGAGGCAGATACACTTGCAACAGTAGGTTTAGAAAACGAATATGAGCCTATCATTATGGCAGGTGTTGCAGCACAACTTATTGCAGGTCGTGATATTCCAACAGCAACTGCTGATTATATTTCTGACCAACTTGCTACATCTACTTTTCCTGTAAACTCTGCATCAAACATAAGAACATCATTATTAAGATATCAAAGTGATTTAATAGAACAAGCAAGGAAAGATTTAAGAGCTAGATATCCAGAACCAGTTGCTCTTAATAAAATAACTTATGCCTAGAGTAGCAACTTCAATAAACATAAGTAATCCTAAAAGATATGGATATGATATAAAACTTGATGATATCTTACTAAGAGCAGCTATTGGTCCAGGTAGAGATATGACTATACAATCATCAGATGTTGAAGGTGGGCAAGTTAATGTAAAACAAAATGCAGAAGACTTTACATCAAACTTAGGTAGAGTATTTTCAAGAAATGATTTTAGTGGTGGTTCTAATTTAGATAGCGCTCATAGAAGAGACGGTACAGAAAAAGATACAATAAGATTTTGGGATAGTTCAGGTGTTGATGTATTTGGAAAAGACTTAGGTAATTCTTACAATATATCATTACTAAACACAACTACAAATTTAAGAAGTCTTTCATCAAGTGATGCTGATAATTATCTTGCACAAGTAGGAACTACTATATACGTTTCAGATGATGCAACATTATATAAATCAGATGATGGTGGTGAAACCTATTCAGTACAATCTCATGGAATTACTGGTGGTCAACAAATTAAAGGTATGGCTGCACATGGAGATTTATTGTATATGGTTGCTAATAACGGTTCTTCTGCAGGAGAAATAGAAACGTTAAATTCTTCAGGTACTTCTACACAAAAGTCAACAGCACATCAATTTGATGGTATATGGTCAGTTAAAGGAAAGTTTTTAGTATCTGCAGGTACAGGCATTTATGAATATGATGGTGCTACAACTGTAAGTTCAGTATTAGTTACTTTAGCATCTGGTGAAACTTGGACAGATGTAGTTGATGCTGGTGCTGTTGTATTAGCTACAGCTACAGATGGAAGAATATATTCTTTTAAAGATGTATCTGGCTCTTTTACACTAAAAGGACAAACAGAAATTACTAATGAAATTCCTACTTGTATTGCAGAATCAAATGGAATTGTATTTTATGGAACTAGAGAAGACCAAACTACAGCCAAAAAAATAGGTAGATTATATAGAGCAAATTTACAAACAGCAGATGACTTATATGTTCTTGGGGATAATCAATTAATAAAAGAGTGGGATATTGATGGGATAGATGCATCACCAAAAAAGATATATGCAACAAGAGATTCTGTTTACACAGGTATAAAAGAATCTGCTTCAACAAGTTTTTTATGGAGATACTATTTACCTTCTGCTGGTATTGCTAGATATTATAAAGCTGCAGCAGGTGGATTAGTTACAGGAATATGTAAATTAAATGAAAAGTTTTCTTTTATAGTTTCTGGCTCAGGTTTATTTGCACAAACATCTGTATTTGAATCTGAAGGTTTTTTATTGTTACCTGCAGTAGATTTCTTTACAGCAGAAAATAAACAGTTTGTTGGTGCAGAAGTATCAACAGAATTGTTAACTGCTGGTACAAGTGTTGAAATAGATGTATCTACAAAATTTGAATCATTAAACAACTCAGGAGATAGTTCTTTTGATAATGTTATAACACAAACTACAGGTACTGGTGACAACGAAGTTCAGATTGAAAAAGTATCAAGATATTTAGTAGGTAAGATAACTTTAAAAACTTCTAACACTGCTAATACACCTAAAGTAAAATCTGTACAGTTTCGAGCATTAGCAAGACCAGAATTAGTTGTAGCAAGAATACCAATAAATATATCAGACAGAGTAAATAGACCAAATAGAAAACCAATTAAAGTTAAAGGTTTAGGAGATACTTTGTACAATGCATTAAGAGATAAAGAAGGTGATGCTGTTACCCTTGAAATCTTTGACCCTAATGAAATTATTAGAGGTGTTGTAGAAAGTATAAGTTATCCTATACAATCTAATTCAGAAGTAGGAAGTGTAGTTCAATATGCTATACTTACAGTGCGTGGAACGAGACAGAATGTTGTTACTGATGTAACTTCTGCAGAAGTGTTTGGTATCAACGCATTAGGATTTATGAAATTTGGAGCTTAAGTGACTGCACAAGAAGTAAAATTTGCAAACTTTTTTGAAACAACTTTAAGTGGTGTATTAGCATCAGGTAGTACATCAGCAACTTTGACTGCTGCACCTACATCAAATGGTACATCAAATATTGCAGCACCATATTATCTAGTATTAGACCCTGACAGTGCATCAAATAGAGAAGTTATATTAGTAACTGGTGCATCAGGTACAACTTTATCTGCAGTAACTAGAGATGTAGAAGGTAGACATACATCTGACCCTACACATGCAGATGGAACTGTAGTACGTATGGCAGTTGTAAAAGAAATGTTTGAAGATATTCACGATAGAATTGATGCAGGTCCTACATCAATAGCTGCAACAATTATTGGTGATGGAAGCATAAGCAATACAGAGTTTCAAACTTTAAATAATGCAAGTTCTAATATTCAAGCACAAATAGATGGCATAACAGCAGGAACATCATCACAAACTATTGAAATATCAGTAAAAGTAGCAGATGATGGCTCAGGTTCACAAAATGTTTTTTACTTTTTATCAGGAACTGATAGTGGTGCAGGAACAAGGTCAACTAATTTTATATTAAAAGTAGGTTTTAAATATAAATTTGATTTATCTGATTCATCTTTATCAGGACACAATTTTAAATTTTCTACAACAAGGGATGGCTCTCATAATGGTGGTTCAGAATTTACTACAAATGTTACTACAGTCAATAGTCCAGGAAGCACAGGTGCATATGCACAAATAGAAATAACTCCTGAGACATTAGGCATAGCAGGAGCTGTCACCAAATTGTATTACTATTGTTCTATTCACTCAGGTATGGGTGGACAAGGTGAGATAACATTGTACCCAAGTGCAGGTACAACAATAGGAACAGTCTTGGCATTAGGAGGATAATATGAGTATGCTTATGATGCTTAAAGAAGGTGGAAGTTTACTCATAGATACTATTGGTAATCAAGCTATTGATGATGATATAGATTTATTACCTGATAGTGGAGGTGCAGGAATAAGTCTTGCACTAAGATTAACCTATGAAGGTCTTTCAGTTACAAGCGTGACTGCAACACAAAGTCGTGCTATAGTATTGGGAGATAGTTAATTAATTAATTATATTGGAGATAAATTATGGCAGAAGCGTTTCAAACAGTCAATACAGCATTAGGTTCTAGTGCTGATGCAGTAGTTTATACTTGTCCTGCTAGTAAGATTGCAGTGGTTATCCATTGTCAAGTTGCTAACGTAGACGGTACAAATGCTGCAGATTTAAACGTTGACATGAATGATGGTTCAGTTGTCGCAGCTCTAGTATCAGCATTATCAGTACCAGCAAAAACTGCAATAAATCCTATTGGAGGAAAACTAGTACTAGAAGCTGCTGATGAACTTAGAGCATGGGCAGGTGCAGCATCAGATTTAGAAATGACACTCAGCGTTCTTGAAATAGACGTCTAAACAAGGAGTTTTTTTTAAATGGTAGAAAGAAAAAAATACGGATTTATAGGAAATGTAGCAGATGATACTGCTGCACTTCAAGGTGTATTCTCATTAGAAGATATCACTAACCTAACAGAAGATAGCAACTGGGGTGGTAAAGCATCAGTTGAGTTTCTTTGTATAGGTGGTGGTGGAGGCGGTGGAGGTTCTACTGCTAGTGGTGGTGGAGCAGGTGGATATAGAACAGGAACAGTAGGTTTACTTACTGGTGTAGAATACACAATTACAGTTGGTGGTGGTGGTCAAGGCGGTAAGGGTGCAGGTCATGGTACAACTGGTGGCAATGGTGGTTTTTCAAGAATTGCAGAAACAACTTCAGGAAATATTTTAATAAACTCCACAGGTGGTGGCGGTTCTGCTGCTGTAGGTGGTTCAGGCGGTGGCTCTAGCAAAGCAGGCAATGGTGGAGGTTACTCTCCTGCTGAAGGAAATAGCGGAGGTAACTCAGGTGGAGGAGGTGCAGGTGGCACTGGTGGTAATGCTTCAGGTCAAAACAGAGGAGCAGGTGGTTCAGGTGCTTCATCATCTATTACTGGCTCTGCTGTAACTCGTGCAGGAGGCGGTGGTGGCGGTGCTTACTATCGTATCTATGCAGGAGGAGAACAACACGGTGGCGGTGGAGGCTCTGGTGGCGGAGGCTCTGGAGGTAAAGGTGGAGGCGGTGGAGGCGGCTCTGGAAACAAAGGTGGCGGAGGCGGTGGCGGAGGTCACGGAAACCACGGACAAACTTTTAACGGTGGTGGAGGTGGTTCAGGAGTAGTTATTCTTAGCAGCACATCTGTAGCCACAGCAACATCAGGTTCAGTAACTGCATCAACAAGCGGTGGAAATCAGATATATACATTTACTGGTTCAGGAACGATTACATACTAATGGCACACTTTGCAAAAATAGGAGATGACAACATAGTAGAACAAGTTATTGTTGTTGGAAATGAAATTACAGACCCTGAAAATACAGGTACAGATACAGAACAACTTGGCTTAGACTTTATTGCTGATGTTTTAAAACTAGAAGGAACATGGGTACAAACATCTTACAATGATAACATTAGAGGTGCTTTTGCACACATTGGCGGTACTTATGATAGCAGTCTTGACAAATTTCAAGAACCAAAACCTTTTGATAGTTGGACTTGGGATGATACTAAAAACGAATATGTAGCTCCATTACCTCATCCATTAGCAGACATAGACCCAAATGATGAAGCAGCACAACCTGACTACGTTACAAGTAAACCTGCTGATGAAATATGGATACATAGATGGAATGAAGAAGCATATCAAGCTGATAATACAACAGGTTGGGAATTTGTTCAATGGACACAAGCTGATGAAGATGCATTACAAGGACAAAATTTAGGCGATTAACTAATATAGGTGGAGAATGAAAACAATATTCACATCTGATGTCGTAGGACACAGAGACATAAAAGAATTTCAACCACAACCTGCTAAAAACTTTATGCCTGATTGGTATAAAAAAATGCCTTCAGATGTACAGTATGATACAGATTACAAAAAAATACCTAACTTTAGAACAGCAAAACTATGTCCTAATTTTTCAGATATATTTACTGAAGGATTTGTTTTACCTGCACCTTGTGATATATGGCTAAGTGTTCCTGGAGATAAAGTAGATGATTGGATGTGGAAGACATCTAATTCAGCATTTGGTTTAGAAATGCACGGACAAGGACAGTTACATAATTATTTACCTAATCCTGTAGTAAAACAAATATTTAAATTAAATTATCCCTGGAGAATAATTCTACCTAAAGGTTATAGTGTAAGACAAATACCATTATTTTATGATTACAATCCTGATTGGCATGTAGCTTATGGTGTTTTAAAAGCAGATGTTGTTAATGAAATAAACTTACAAATTTGTTATACAAGTGAAGATAAAGAAGTTCTTATAAAAGCAGGAGAACCTTTATGTTACTATGTGCCATTTAAAAGAGAAGATTCTAAATTAGTTATAGATAATAACTATGATAAGTATAAACCACAGATAGAAGGCAGTATGCATAGAGCATTATCTAAATTTAAAAATGGTTATAGAAGATTTAACAAATGATAGATATAAAATTTCAAACACCTGTAAAAGGATTACTACATTCAGAAGTAACTGTACAACCTGCTAAAAATTTTATACCTGACATATGGAAGAATACACCTGTTGCTGCAGATATAGAACATAATCCACTAGACCCATATAAACATACTGGTCCTAATAGTGAAACAAGAACAGCAAAGTTATGTCCATCTTTTGTAGATGTATTTAACACTGGATATGTAATACCTGCACCTTGCGATTTACAACTAATGTATAACAAAGATAATGGTGATTGGAGATTTGAAACAGGTATACCTGGTATAGAGATAGTTATACATAGTCGTGACCAACTACTTGATTATGGTGATTCTAATTTTGATTTTGTATTTAAACTAGATAATACTTGGGAATGTATTACACCTGATGGCTACTCAATTATGCAAATACCTATGTTGTGGCATGCTAATCCTAATTGGGAAGTAGCATACGGAATAATACACACTGACCAATATCATTTAATTAATCCACAAATTATGTTAAAGAATGGTGTGAAAGATGTGTTTATTGCACAAGGTGAACCATTGTGTTATATAGTTCCATATAAAAGAGAAGAGTACAATTTAATATTACAAGAGTGGGATGAAGAGTTATCTGCTAGAGGTTATGTAAATAATCTTGGTACATTTAGAAATGGATACAGAAAACTTTTTAGGAAACGTAATGCCAAAAAAGATTAAGTTTGTAGCTGTAAATAAAAGATATTCTAAAATACAACCACCACCCAAACCTGCGTATTCATATAAACCTAGTTGGTATTCTTTATCTCCTGTGTATATGAGTAATGGTACGCCTGATAAGAAACTTATGATGACAGATGAGGGTAAAAACATGACCTTTAAAAAATGTTTACCTTTTATTGATACTATGAAATCAGGTTACATTGTAGAGCTACGCAAAGACATGATAGTTCAACACAACAAAGATAATGTTTTTGATTTGCAATGGAATAGTGATGAGCTGTTATTTACAATACACAATACAAGCACGAATATAATAGAACCACCTACTGGATATAACAGTCAAGTTGTAAATTACATATGGAATACAATAATAAAAACTCCTAAAGGCTACAGTTGTTTAATTACACAACCTTTTGGTTGGCATGATACACCACTTAGAATGATACCTGCGATAGTAGATACAGATAAACAAGTATTAAACTTTCATTTTCCTATGTGGTTAAAAGAAAATTTTACAGGAATAATAACTAAAGGCACACCACTTGCACAAATCATACCTTATAAAAGAGAAAATTGGTCCATGGAAACAGACTATCTTGCAGATGGAGAACTAGATATATTAGCTGAAAATGGATTTAATGCTACTATGCAAAATCACTATCGTGATACAAGTTGGTCTAAGAAAAAATTTAAATAATGGTTTATCCCAAATTAAAAAAAACAAAGGTAGGTTATTTTTATATACCTAATGATTTTATGCATCCATCTTTACAGCAAGAGTTACAAAAGATAAATAAAAATGTTTATGGTTGTCCATCTATAGGTGGATTAAACAATAGACTTTTTACTCTACCTAGCATATTAAGTGTTGAAATAGAATTTGGAATTAATAAAGAAGGTCCTTATTACAACTATATGCTTGATGAAAAAGTTCATAGTACATCATCTGATATGCATGAGTTAATGGGTAACATGTTAAGTGTAAGAGCTTCAGATGATGGCAGAGCTGTACTACAACAAACTATAAGTATGATATTTGTAACTGATGATAAAGATTTAGAAATGACTTTGATGAATCCTTTAGATAATGTAGATAAAATTAATTGTTCTGCTGTCATAGGTTCTTTTTATCCATATGCTTGGTTAAGACCTATAAATCTTTCATGGGTGCAAGATAATATAAATAAACCTGCAACAATTAATTTAGTTAGAGATAAACCAAGTAATACAATATTTTTTAATAAACCTATAAATTTAAATGAAATAGAACCTACAGAAAAAATTTTAAAATTTATGTCATACACCACTGCTAGTATTAATTTTCATAGAAATATTCGTACAATATTTCCAACTATTAAAAGGAAACGACCCAAGCGTATGATATAATCCCTTGATGGATTATGTAATTGGATTTATATTAGGGTACTTTATAAAAAATTTTTTAGTATGGTTAGATGATTTTGCCATGCCGAAAGTACCTGATGATTATAAAGAAGAAGATTGGGATTGGATAACATGAATGGGAATGGTTATACAAATAAGGAACTATTAAATATAATTATTGAAACACAAGAAAAAACAAATGAGAGAATTGATTTGCTTCACGAAAAAGTAAACTCAAAGATATCACGACAAGAACTAAGTGGTTGGTTGGTTGCAGGCTCTGCATTGGTGGTGTTAGTCAACGCACTAATGTAGGAGGTTATATGGAATGCTGCGGACACGGTTGTTGCAATGGTGGTTAGTACTGCTTCTTATTGTTATGCCATTTACGGCTTTAGCAAATGAAACAGATAATACTACAACTACTACTACCACTACTGTACCTGATACTACTACTACTACTATCCCAGGAGAGGTCGAGGAAGTAGAAACTTTTGATGGTCCTTTAGAGGAAGAGACAGAAGAAGAAACTACAGAAACTACTACAACAACTACAACTATTCCTGAATGGGAGCAATCTACAGATATAGAGTTACCTGAAGATGAGTTAGATAGTCAAGGTAATGAAGTAGAGAATAACATACAGATAGATGATAGACATAGTAATGGTAATTGGTCATGTTGTGGTATGACAGATTTTCATATGAATTTACATTATCAACAACATGGTAGTGACAGTAATGACTATACATTTACATTACCTGAAACAACTACCGTAGATGAAGAAGAACTAGAGATAGATATATACGAGGTAGGTTTTAGGATAGGTGCTTTAAATAATGATGGAACAGTTACATACACACATACTGATGAAACTACACAAGTAAATGTTCTTGAAGGTCAGAGTAATAGTAATGTGCAAACAATGTTTGAGGATGTTGTTTATAACATATATGATACATTAGAAACATTTATAGAAAGTTTTACAATTACAATCAATGACTGGTCTTTGTTAGATGATATATCTTTTAAGTATATACAGCCAACAACCACGACTACTACATTACCGCCACCGCCTGAACCTGAACCAGAGCCAGAGCCATACATACCTCCACCGCCACCTGAACCAGAAAAATTTGTAGTTATATTAGATAATGGAGAAGAAGCTGAGTATGAGCAGCATGAAATAGATGATGGTACAGTAGAAAGAGACAACCAACGTAAAAAAAATTTAGAAATATATGGTGTAGAATTAACTGATGAACAAATTGAAAGAGGAGATTTAGAACAATATGATATTGAAATCATTGATGATGAAGATATGGTTGAGGACGGAGAAGAGCTTCCTGATGATGTTGATATACCTGATGTTAATGAAGATAGATATGAAGATGAACCCAAATATAAAGAAGATGAAGAAGAAAATATTGAAGAAGAGGTCAGTGAATTTAATGACACAGTACTTGAAGTTGAAGAATACTTAGAAACTTTTGAAGAGGTAGAGATTATAATACTAGAAGATATAAAAGATATTGATATAGATATAGATGACTTTGATACAGAGTTTGAAGAGGTAAAAGAAGATGAGTTACACAAAGAAGATATACGAAGAGATGACGACAAAGAAGCTCCACAGGTCGAAGATATTACCGAAGAGTCTGAAGAGATACTTACTGAAGAGGTGGTTGAAGAAGAGATTGAAGAATTAGAAGAGATAATTGAAATACCTGATATAGAAGAAGAGGATTTAACAGATGAGGAAATCGAAGAAGCAATCGAAGTATTTGTGCAAGAACTCGACACCGAAGAAGTTGTAGAGGTACTAGAAGAAGTTAATGATATAGGTGTACAGAACCTAGAACAAGCCTCAGAAGAAGTACAGGAAGTTGTACAAGCTGTAGTTGAAGAGGCTATAGAAGATGTAGCAGAACTTACCGAAGAACAAGTTGAGGTTGTTGCAGAGGTATTACAGGTACAAACAGAAGATGTTGAGATTATTGCAGAGGCTGTTAAAGAAGATGAAGTAGTTGCAGAAGCTGTTGAAGAGTATGTTGAAAGAGCTGTAGAGAATGCAGATGTAGAAAACTATACACTTGCTGATGTAGTTACAGAAGTACAGTTTGAAACATTCTTAGAAAATCCAATAGAAACATTTGTAGATATAGATTTTGAAGATATAAGTATTGGAAGTATAGGAGATGATATGACACAAGACCAAAAAGAAAAAGCACAAGAGGTGGTAGTGCCAGTAATTCTGACTAGAATAGCTACTATGGCAGCTTTTGTATTTAGGAAATCATTATGATTAATAAGTTATGGTCATGGTTTGTACAAGCAATTAAAGAAACACTTAACTTAAGTTGGACTTTGGTTGGCTTAATTATTGCCACGTTGACACTTACTGGCTCTGCTCAACAAGTAACTGGGTTAGCCACTATAATAACATTAGCTGTATGGTTACTAACCATTGGTTTTAGAAAAGAATAATCCATAGGAGGTGGACAATGAAATTACAGGTTGTGAGAACTCAGCTTGGCAAAGATGCAACAAATGGCTTGCTATTTATTGATGGTATATTTGAATGTTATACACTTGAAGACCAATATCAAGCAGTAAAAGTTATGCATGAAACTTGCATACCAGAAGGAACATACGAAATAAAGTTTAGAACTGTAGGTGGATTTCATACAAGGTATGCAGAAAGATATGGAGCAGACCATTATGGAATGCTTTGGTTACAAGATGTTCCAGGATTTGAATATATCTTAATTCATACAGGGAATAGTGACGAACACACCTCAGGTTGTCTTATAGTTGGTGACACCCAACAAGATTTAGATGTTAATTTTAATGGTATGGTCGGTAGCAGCAGAAATGCATACGTAAAACTATATGAAAAAGTTGCTAAACAACTACTAATAGGTAACAAAGTTACTATTGAATACAGCAAAATACAATTAGAACCGCAAGAATCTAATGATGTTTATGAAAAACTACAAGAGATTAGCGGTGAAATTAAAGTATTGAATGCTAAACTAAGTGGTAGAAACATAACATAATGTTTAAAAAAAATAAAAGACAAAGAAACCAAGACGGCACATTTAAAAAAGATGTGGGGTGGACTCCTTGGAACGAAGCATGGAGTTATAAAATGAGTGAAGACCTCAAAGATATGCTTGAAAGAACTGCTTGGACCTTCATTGAAGCGTTCATTGGTGCTTTAACAGTTGCTCCTCTTGTAGGCGTAGAAGCTGAAACTATTCAGTTAGCTGCACTTGCAGGTGGTGGTGCTGCACTAGCAGTAGTCAAGACATACGCCAAAAAACAAATTAGTAAGTAGGTTAGTAGCAAAGCCAAGGTGTTAATCCTTTCTTCCTTGGCTCTTGCTAGTTAGCCCAATCTATAACATAACCAATATGTTTAGTTTTCACTAAGTTACAATGGCATCTCTCTGCGTATATTAATAAACCAAAGTTTCTTCTTAAGTCATGGACTTGTTGTCTAATACTCATACCTGCTTGATGTTTGCAAATAACTTTGTCATCATTTAAAACATCTCTTACAAAATCAAGTTTACTGATTTTTACATTCATGTGGACCATCTTCAAATAGTTCAAAACAAAATTCGCAATGATAATCATATCCTGGTACTGGGTGACTCATTAGAACGGCACTTCCCAATCTTCCATGCTTTTTGCTTTTGGCATTTCAGGCATGTACCATTGCTCTGGAGCTTTTTTATCATTAGCATAACTATCTATGTACCAGATTCTTGTGCAGTTTTTATCCTTACACTTCCAATCAGGATATGTTTTTTTAACTTTACCACTTGCTTTGTCTTGTCTGTTATCCCATAGTTCACTACCACAAGATAAACATTGAGGTGTCATTGAACCCTCTGTAACAATAATTATGTCATCTTCAGAAGGAGCAGAGGAATCAGCCACGGACTCCTCTGCTTTCTTCTTGGTATCAGTGGTTGGCGTTACTGAATTTCTCT